AGATCAGCGATGCCAGTTGATCTAGAAAGGAAGTCCCCAAACCCGGGAGCGTTTACATCCACATTCTTTTCAGTAGCCAGCGCAGTTACCGCGTCAGGCGTGTAAACCTGATCTGTGTGACCGGTCTTCTGGGCGATCAATGCGTTTAAAGCGGCAGTCTCTTTAGCTACATCTTTGCCCGGCAGGGCATCAACCACATCATCCAAACTGTACGCAGATAGCGTAGGCTTACCTGTTGCTGTCCGGTGCTCGTTTACATATGAGGTTAACTCAGGGCCAAGGTCAGCCTCTGTCAAAGCACCAATAGGGTTCTTAACAACCTCCATCTGCTTGGAGATTACTGCCCGCTTTTCTTCAGCTAGTTTGGTGTCTTCAGCCCTGCGCTTCTCAAACTCTGCGTTCTTGACATCTTCAGGATTAATTGTGGGTTTACCACCAGAGATAGCACCTGCACCACCACCGATAAGGCCTGCGCCTAAAGCGGCTTGACCTAGGGTTTGTCCTAGTCCGGCAGTGAGACTTTGCTCTGGATTGACTTCACGCAAGGCAAGGTTCTGGGTAACTTTACCGCCACCCTCTTCAACCATTTCCTCAGGGATATTCTTAAGAGCGCCAGCGATTGCACCTTTAATACGACCTGTACCAAGTCTTTCGCCTGCAAGGGCACGTTCTAGGGCTTGTGCACCGGGTAATTTCTGTGCCAAAAGGGAAATAGCCGCACCACTTACTCCGGAGGCTCTGGCAAGGTTTAAAGCCTCTGCCGAAGCCTGAGGCTCGGACATGCCTTTTTCCTTCATCAGGTACTGTTTGATCTCCTCAAAGCTACCTGAGCCGATGTCTGCGCCCTGTTGGGCGGCTCCAGTGCCAATAGCGGCGGCAGTACCACGAGCTATTTGGGATTTTTTAGCGGCATCTTCAGCTAAATCAACAATGGCTTTGGCGGCTTTTTCTTTAGCGGCATTACCGACTGCGGCCTTGGCGGCAGTCTGAGCGGCACGTAACTCTGCGGCGGCGGCAGGGCCAACACCGGGAATAGCGGCGGCAAGAATAGAAGGGATAGCCTGAGGAAGTTGCTCTGCGGCAAAACCGATACCCTGAGTTAAAGGGTTCTTAAGGACTTCACCAAACTGAGTGCCTAAGGCTGAAAGAACACCCTTTTTCTCGGCTTCTTCAACCTTACGGGCAGTTTCTGCTTCTTCAGATACAAGCTTTTCAGAAAGCTTCTTCTTGGCATAGTCCTGTAATTCTTGACCTAGGCCTTGCAGGCCAGTGGTTCCAAAGTCTTTCTCTTTGATAGCACCTGTAGTCAGGCCATAGATCTGACCGGGGAACTGAATTAATGAGCCAATGCCTGAGGCAAACTTAGCCGCAGGGTCGGTAAAGGCTTCAGTAACTGTGCGCTCTTTAACGGGGCGTGACGTACCGCCTAGCTCTTTGGCTAATTTCTCTAGATTAACTGGTTCAATTTTGGTTGAAACACCGCCATACTGTTTTGCCAGTTCTTCTAGATCCATTATTTTGCTCCACTAGCTAGTCTAAACGCATCAGCCGCCGCTTGGGTTGGGAATGTGTGAACCATTCCTCCTGCCGTAACAGTATATCCTCCAGCGGTTGGAGTCGCACTAGGAGTTGCACTTGGAGTTGCGCCGGGAACGGCAGAAGGCAAGCCTTTTTCAGCTAGTGGGCCAATGTTGTACTTAGAATAATGCTTATTAATACCTTCAAGATCGGCGGCTTTCTCAGTTTTCCACGCTTCTTTTTCAGCTTTTTGATACTGGCGTGGATCATCTTTATATTTTGTATCGTGTTCTTTAATTGCTCTTTCGTATTGACCAAGCAATGCGGCATCTGCTTGACCAGTTCTATTTCCATACACGCTTGCAATACCTTCTCTGATAGCATTTAAACGATCTGGGTCGGCTTTTTGGAGGGCATCTGCAATTTGCAAAGCTGGGTTAATTTTCATAACGCCAACTTTGTCACGCTCAATAGCAAGCTTCTTAAGTTCAAGATCTTTCTCTTGAGCCAACTTAAGCTTTTCTTGATCTGTTCTAGCCACTTGGATAGCCGCATCGTACTTCTGCTTGATAGCGGCTTCAGCGGCAGTGTTACCTGTCTGGTACAGTTCTTTCTTATACTGATAGCCAGTGTCAGACTTCCTCTGAGCCAGATCAATCATTTTGTCAGTCAAGGTGTTCTGTTCTGCTTCACGGGCTTTCTGCAATGCTCTTTGTTGCTGTGCACCATAAGAGCCAGCCGCCGCACTAGAGCGGGTACTAACTGGAGCATTGGCAACCTGCTCAAGATACTCCATCACTGCGTCATAGCCGGGTTTAGGAGGAGCAAGCTTCTCCTTACGTGCTTGGTTCTCAGCAATTAAGCGATCAATCTGCGTCGTGTCGGGAGCACCAACTTCAGCCCTTTGACGCTCAATAGCGGCTGTACGTTTAGCTTCCTCGTTTACACGCATCTGTTCACGAAGAATGTCGTCTGCGCTTCTTGTGTCTGGTGTTGGGCCACCCTCATCAAACGAGACTACCCCGCCATGGAAATAGGATTCGCCCACATTAGAGGTTAGGCTATCAATGCCCTGTTCCTCAGGTTGAGGTCTAGGTTGTGGAACTCCCATAGGAACAATACCGGGTCTGCCATCTTTAGCCATTTGCTTCTGAGCCTCCTGAACCATACGAGCCTGTAAAGCCTGCTTGGCCTTGGCCTGAACATCTTCTGCAACTGTTGGCATGTTAGGAGGAGCGTTTAAAGCGGCCTGAATACCAGCACCCTGACGCATCTGGTTGATGTCGTTTAAAGCAAGAAGCTGGCGCAAATCCTGTGGGATTCCACCATGTTGTTTTTTATCTTGGTCAACTTTCTGAGCCAAGGGCGCAGGGTTGCCTTGATATGCTGAGGCAATCTGATTGACGGATGGAGGTGTAAACATTTAAATATCCTTCAGGCTAGGCCAAGATTCTTTAACAAAGCATTAACGGTGGAAGCACCTTGAGAAGCTTTAAGCAACGCAGAAGGCTCAATACCTTGATAGCTCTGAGCCGCCAAAGGCAGGCCTTGCAATAAAGACTGTTGGTACTGAACCATCTTATAAGGATTGGCCCTAGCTTCTTCAAACTGTGCTTTGTCTGCGGCAATACCTTCAGACTCAATGCCACGTTGTTGACCGCCAGCGGTCAGTTGTGCGTTGAGGTTATTAATGTCGGCTTGGTTCTGTTGAACGCCCAAAGCGCCTTGAGCCGTGGCGGCTTGTAAGCCTGCCTGTAGACCCTGCAAACCGTAGCCTGCACCGTATTGAGCTTCTTGCATCTTACGGGTCTGATCAGCATTGAACTGCTGTTGTGCATTGTTAAACGCAGTGTTATAGCCCTGACCAGTGATATTAGCTAGGTTAGTGCCTAAGTTACGCTGTGTTTCGGCATCAAGGATAGCCTGACGGGAGCCTCCAAAAGCACCTGCCTGAGTCATCTTGGCGGCATTACCTTGTTGGGTAATCTGAGACTGACGGCGAGCTTCATCTAGTTGAGGATTCAAAGAAGCCTGCAAATAGGGGTTCATGTAATTCTGAGCCTGTGCCGCATCAAACGATGTGGTTGTAGGCGTGTACTTCAACCCTTGAGCCGCAGTACCAATAGTTCCTGCGTTTGTAGCGGCAGTACCAATGCTAGACGGTGTTTGTAGATTGGAAGCATTGCTGAATGCTGAAGTCTGTAAAGGAGATTCACCCGCAGACAACTGACCCATGTAAGCCTGATAAGGCATGTTAGCCAAGGCTTGGCCTTGACCAAGCATGTTGGTTACATATGGGCCTGCCCAGTTGGATAGGTTAGATTCAACGCCTGCAAGACCTGCGCCGTAGTTAGCCGCAGGAGTTCCTGTGGAACCACCATTGTCAAAGTGCTTAACTGAGCCACCTGAAGCGTAAGCTTGAGCCAATCCACCGGGCATAAACTTATCAGGGTTGATACGTTTACCTTGTTTCTTTGTACCTGTACGTGCCATACGAATTTTGTCCATCATTTGATAAAGCTTCTTAGCTCCGGCATCAGAGTTGCCGTTACCCATATGGGAAACCACATCCGCAGGGATAACAAACTCACCATGGCTTAAAGCGGCGGGTTGGTCATTACCAATTTGGGCTGGAAGTTTATCTGCCATGCCATCTGTTTCACCTTGTAGATAACGACCTTTAGCCATACCACCCTCGGCAAATGCTTCGCTGTAAGGATCATAAAATCCAACCTTATTAGAACCAAGAGCCGCATCATATGCGGCCTGAACATCAGCCACATTTGAACCTGTAGCTTGTGCTACTTCGGCTGGAGAATAACCCAAAGCTTGCATGGTTTCAGCAATACCTCGTGTATTACCAGAGGCAAGTGCGGCTTGTGTTGAGGGGTCGGCAAAATACTGATAAATCTCGCTCATCTTGCCTGAGTTGTCAGGCGCAGTATTTTGAACCGCTGTAGGTGTTGATGCGGCTTGCACAACATCAGCCACTTTAGTAGGAGGAGGTGGTGTAGAAGTATCCGCTACATTAGTAGTGGGTAGATAGTTAACAGTAGCCGCCGCAGATGTAGGATTAGCGGTGTAATTTTGCGCCGTGGCAAATTTATTAGCGGCATTGATATCACGTTGATCAAGTCCCGTAGCCGCTAATGCGGCGGCAACTTCAGCAGAAGAATGACCTGCGGCTTGGTAGTCCAAGATATTCTTGTACAACTGATCTAAGCCCATGTCATTAATGATTGCAGATTCTTTGCCAGCAGAGGCTGACAGGCCGTTTAAACCACGGGCAATATCCGCATCATTAACTCCTGCGGCTTTCATTGCATCTTGTATCTCTTTGTTTGTTGCATATGGGTGTTGAGAAACCCAATCAGCAATCTTGAAATTCAACTCTTGCAAACCTTGACCATGAGTCAAACCATACTTTGTGTAGTCTGAAAAGTTTGTGGTTCCTAAAGCCGTTTGCAAATCTTCTTGGCTTACGCCAAACTGGCTCATGGCGGCATCAACTTGCGCTTTACTTGCACGGGGATTATCAATAAGCCATTGATTAATATTGCCTAAATATTGGGCGGGAGTAAGTCCTGCCGCAATAGCGGCTTGGTATCCCTTAGAACCTAGGTTGGTAGGTGGTGGAGGCTTAACATCAAGTGGTAAAGGTGTTATTGTTTTGGGTAATGGGGGGGTTACTACTTTTGTGCCACCGGGAGTCACGGTTGTGCCACCGGGAGTTGTGCCGCCTGCAATAGTGGTTAAACCTCCGGAAGTTGTGTCGCCGGGAGTGGTTAAATTTGCACCAGCCGCAGAACCTGAAGTTCCTGACAGATTGGCATAAGGAGCTTGACCCGGAGCAAGCGTGTAGGATACATCACCACCATAATCAATCCCACCTGCGCCGGGACGGTAGCCTTGTGCACGGGTAGGAGGAGCGGCAATCATTGAACGAGAAGCGGCTAATGTAGGAATAACGCCTTGGTAGCCTGTCTTCTTATCAGCGTTTGTACCGCCACCATAGACACTAGCCAACGCGCCTGCACCAGTTATAAATGCTTTGTTATCTGTTACAAACTTCTTTAGCCCTGCTATACCAGCAGATGGATCCATCACAGTTTGGTTTGTAAAAACATCACCGCGTGTAAACGGTGAATTGGGGCCGGTACTAGTGTTGGGGTTGGTATTTGGATCCGTATCTGCGCCGGGGAACGGTGCGGCTACTGTATAACCACCGCCAGCATCTTCTACGTCATATGCATTTTCATCCATTTTGCTTCCTTAGTAAACGAGCAAGAGCATCCATATCCGTAGATGCTTGGTTTTTAGGTGCTCCAAGTGCTCTGAGCTTGTAAGCTGTATCACCGCCAAACAACTCTTCCATCAATTTTATATTGGCATACGGATCTTGGCTAGGCATTGGTGCGTTTAAACCAAGATTCATTAATGCCTGCTCTGTGGTTGTTGTTCCCGGCACAGTTGTTTTTGGCGTAACAGTTGCAGGAATAACCGTCTTGGTTGGAGTAACAGTTTTTGTGTCGCCCGGAACGGTAACAGTTTGCAAGATATCATTAAAATCAATATCTGGAAACAACTTGTCAATCTGATCGGAAGTTATCTCATCCGGAATGTCAGACTTAATATCTTTGGTTCTAAGGCTAGAAATATACGGCGCGGGACGATCACCTGTAATAACCACTTCATCAGGGTTATCTACTGGAACCACATTGCCCTTGGGTGTATCTGTGGTGGGAACCATAAAGTCGCCAAGGCCTGTAGGCCTATCGCCCGTTACAGTAACAGTGCCTTCATCTGCGGCAGTTTTTCCTTGGCCTTTAAGCAAAGTTTCAAGCTCCGCAGAACCTTGAATTTCACCCATATTGGCTTCAAGGAATTTAACTAAATCGCCTTGAGACATACCTTTAACATCTGCGGCTGGGTACATCTCATTAATTAAATCAACAATTCCTTGTGTTGACCCATCATCAGACGCTGGCTGGTTTAAAACTGCGTTTTCAATTTTGTTTAAACGTGCGGTTTCTCGATTGGCATTACGTTCCGCCTGTTCGCTTGCGGTTAAACCGCTAAAGTCTGTTCCTTTAGCTAAACCTGTAATAGCGTCAAATATCTTTTTGTTATCTCCACTACCAAAAGCTTGCGCCGTGTTAACGCCTTTAAGTAAATCGTTAGTGGTAAATCCAGTATCACCAAGTTCAAAGTTGGTTGTCATGTAAGGAGAGGCAATATTTGCCGCTCCGGCTAGGGTGGGGTTTTGAGCAAAGTTAATTGCTTTGGTTATATCGCCTATCTTGGCATTTTCAAACGTTTTGCCTAAAGTATCAGCACCAAAAATATCTGCAAGTTTTGCAGAGCCTGCGCCCGATACACCACCAAGCAATGCGCCTTTAAGGATGTTGCTGTCATTTCCATAAGCGTTTAAACTGCCTGCCAAAGCTCCGCCAGCGGCTGATGCACCTGCACCTGTCAGGCCAAATAATGCATTTCCTAGCAAAGCATTACCGCCACCCATTGTCATGGCGGCCAGAGCTAAAGGCCCAAGATCCTTGATCATGGTCTTTAAAAAGTTATCATGATCCATCTTCTCACGTTTAACAACGTTGCCGTCTAAGTCGTAGGAAGTGATGTAATCGCCTTCTTGCTTGGCAAAGCCACCAAGTTTTTTGTCAGTGCTATAAATTGGAACGGGCTGATCACCGCCTTCTCCACCGCCTGCACCATCTTGATATCCAATAATTTCAGGCGCTTTATCCCAAGCAGTCCATCCTTGCCCATATTGAATAGGTTGGTAATCTACGGTGTCGCCCTGTTCAGATACGCCATGAACGGCTTCAGTAGCGCCTTTCTCGGCATACAGGGCTTTAAGTTCTTCTAAAGTCATTACCCGACCTTCCAATTCGTGCCGTCAGAGTAGACGGGCACTGCCACTGCCCCGCCAGTCGCAACGGTTGCCCCAAATACAGGAGCTAAAGCATCAGTAACAAAAGACCTTGCACCTTTACCTGAAGTGACTGCGCTAGGTAATGTTGCTACAGTGTAATTAGTTAACGGTGGGATGATTTCATCTGTCTTAAGCTGACCAAGAATAGCATCAACCCTATTAAAGTACAGGCGTAGTACGTTGTTTAGCTGATTGGTGTATTGCTGGTTGTACTCAAGCGGAGACAGTGGTAGGTTGGGCGAAGCAACCTGATTGATCTCAAACTCGGATATAACAATCATGAATTACCCCTGCGGCCATCTTGTTTGATGTCAATACGGGGTGAACCCAATTGCCAAGTACACCCAATCTGGCTAGATTCAACTTGAAGAATCATTTGACGGCCTCGCACCCTAACGTACACCTGACCCGTAAACTGCTCAATCACTGAAGTAGATGTACGGGTTACTGTCGCACTTGAGTTACCGCCCACAGAGACTGGATTGTTATACCCGGATCCTGAGTTCTGCATGGGGATTAGTGTCATAGTCACTTGCGGAGAAACCGCGTCAGACCCACGGAATGTAATATCTGGGAGCATTCTCCAGACAAATCCAAGATGATCGCCGTCATCAATGTCAAACTCAGCAGAGCCAATTAAAGCGTTAATTGCTACAGGTGTTCCAGTTTCATTGTTGTTTACACCATACTCATGGTTTACAAGGTTACCAGTACTTGTGGTTGAGTTGTATGTAGCCGCCAACGGATAATCACGCAAACCCGAATCAAGCCATGCTGTACGACTTAGCGTTCCATAAGACCAAACATCTTCTGCGTAGTTATAGATTGCGTACAGGTCAATAGCGGTGCTAGTAGCAGAACAATAAAACCACCAGACTTCATTAAAGCCTTCATTGGTTCCCGCAAACACTTGCGTTGATTGAACTAAGTTAATGTCTTGGTAGATAAAACGAAGTAAATCGCAACGCAAAGTTTGGACTCGCCCGTCATATTTATAAAACTTATCTACACCCATCCAATACACAACACCGGAAGCAATTACAGCCGCATTAGGGCTAATAATTGAAATGTTGTCGCCAAGAAGTTGAGAACTCCATATTACTGGTGGGCCTTGGTATTGCAATGAATAAATAGACGAATCAGTAAATACTACAATTTCTTGCCGAGCTTGGACAACTGTAATAATTTCTGAGCCGTGAGATAACACCACACTACCAGCTTGATTGATTGTTGCCGGTGTCCAATTTACTACAGATTCTTGATCTGACCAACGGATTAACATAGGGTTTAGTGTTCCTGAACCAATGTCATTACAACCAAATGCAAATACAAATCTGCTTGTATCAGATACAAAAATAAAATTTTGAACTGTTGGGACATCAGAAGCACCGGACAAAGATGAAACAAGAACACCCCTAGTTGTCAAACCAGATGCGGCATCCCAATAATAAATAGGACTCCCACGGTAACTGAAAATTAAATTTTGACCAAAATTGCTTTGACTCCAAATGCGAATACTAGATAAAGAAGTACCTCCAGTACCCCACACACCTTGCCCCCAAGTACCACCGCCCCAACCAACAAATGGGCCAACTATGGCAGGGCCAACACTGATTTGATACGCCGCTACGACAGAAGCACCACCACCGGGAGAGCCAGAAGCATCCGTTGCATTGGCTGTGGCTGACGCTGTAAATGTGTATGTATTTGCAGTAAGAACTGTTATTTGATATTCAGCGTTTAACACCGTAGCCGTGATATTCCCGCCCAACCCTATAGCACCACTAAAAGTAACAAAGTCACCCGTAATAGCACCGTGACTTGTATCTGTTACTGTGATTGTGGCAGAGCCATTTGTAGCTACAAACGGGTTGTTGTTAATTGTGCTAGATGCCCGAATAGGTGTAATGTCGTTGTATGCGCCGCCGCTCTCAATATAAAACTTTAAGTTAGTGCCAACCCCAACTAAATTTAAAAATCCAAGAGTGACCCAATTCCACAAAGAACGACAAACACCTAAGAATGTTGCCGCTGATATGCGTTCCCAACCACCAATTTTTTCAGGCGTACCTTGGCGAAACCGCACTTTATCGGATTCATACCAACCATTTTCATTGGTATAACGGGTGTTTTCTTTGTTTACACCAGCTTTCAAAGTTAGTTTTTTAAGTGCCATCGGTTAATCCAACAAAGCGCACTCAGCCGTGCGGCGTTTAAACAGACCCGGCAGTACCCGACCGCCACCTTTAGTCCAGAGCATCAGTTGTTCTTTTGCGCCTTCCCAATCATTGGCATTGATTTTCCTCTTTAACGTAGATGTTTGCAAGCGTCCTGTGCCTAGGTTGTAGCAGAAGTCCACGATGGCGTTGCACTTACGTACGTCAGTAATCAAGCCGGGGCAGTTACGCAGAACACCGGGTAGGTACGTGTGCTCAAGCTCAATCATTAAAAGCGCCCTAGCCGTAGGTTCGTCCATCGGAGCGTCTTCCAAAGTTACCTTGCGTTTGTCTGCGTAGTAGGTAGAACCGTAGCCAATCGTAGCCACGCCAGCCGGACAAAGGTAGGGCTTAGCCCGATACCCTTCATACCGGCGGCACAGTTCAGCGGCTAGTTCTAGGTTCATTCTTGTTCAAGATGCTCTTGTTCGGCTTCTCTTGCCTCGTCTTCAAGAATCTCTTCAAATCCACAGGTGCATGGGCCGTCTTCGTGAACTAAACAGTTGTTTGCGTGTGCCATTTAAATACCCCTTTGCTTTAAAGTACGATCAAGAAACCAATAGTTAATTGTCCCAGACAACAGGGCTGAGAAGTCAGGTGTCATCATGGTCTTAAACACTTCTACGGCAGGCGCACCGGCAAGCCATGCGTTCCATGCAAACCATACGTGGATGAACGACCAAACAAACAGCACCCAATAGGTAACCACCGGACGGACAGAAGCTGAAAGGCTGGCTACCCAACCGCCTGCGGCTTTGACCATCTCGGCCTGCTGGGTGATGGCGTTGTTAAACGCATCCATAACACCTACGTCAATAGCGGCTTCACGCTGTGCGCCAATCTCAGCCAATTTCTGCTGGCCGCGCTGGGCTTCCAAGTCGCATTGGTTTTTGAACATTGCCAACTCGTGCTGGCGTTCGTTCTTCTTGTCAAAATATTTGAGCACTTCGGGGGCCATACGGAACAGCCCACCAAAGATGGAACCCATCAGTCCACCGGAAAGAATATCAAGCATGGTTACTCCTTATTTAGCCATTTCAGTGGCGGCTAGGTTGATACGGGTTTTGACTGCGCCAAGGTCTTGTGGTTCTTTGGTAAAGCCCACAGAGATGTACCCCTCAAATGCACCCATTTCAGGTGGTATTGAACCACGGCAGATGTAGCCTACGCCTTGTTTCTCTTCCCAGTCTGATGTTTTACCAGAGGCCACAAGCTTATCGCAATGCACCTCGCCATTCATCATTGCAATTACGGCAGAGTTACGGGTGGCATCTTTGCCAAACAAGGTAGAGTTATAGCCATCAAGCGTTATGTCTCGACCCTTTGGGCCATACGCAAGTAGCGTAATCCGGCTATTAACTACCAGAGCTACTTTGTGAACCAGCACAGTCTCAGCTTCTAAGTCTTTCTTCAGTTTTTCAGCTATGTGCTCCAGCACTTTGATTTCTTTAAGCTGGGGCTGGTGGCTTGAGCTTGTAATGGCGTTCAAAATGACTGTACGTGAGTCCCAAGCAAAATAACCCGCAAAGAACAAGAACGACAGCAGGATAACCGTAAACAACTTGAAAGGATTGTCCACCCATTCAATTAAACCAATCACTTTACCAACGGTGCTGTCGTCTTTCTTAGCTTCAGGCTTGACAGGGGCTGGCTCAGAAATAGATACATTGATTATCTGTTCTGGTTTGGGCTTGGGTGTACGCTGTTTGACAGGCGCTACCTTGGCTGGGGGTTTCTTTGTAACCATTACACGTATACATCCAGTTTGCGGTTGTTAAATATCTCCATACGGAGCCGGTCTTGCACTGTCTTCTTGCAGTAAATCTCAAACCCTATGTCTTGCAACTGCACCTGTTTCTGTTTGGCTAACTCATTTGCCTTGTTAACTTCATGCTGTCTTTCCATCTTTTTCTGAGCAAGGTCATGCTTGTCTGGATACCCAGACGGCTGAACGGTCGGAAATAATTTGATGGTGTCGATCATTTCTTTTCACGCTCTTGTGCCTCTTTGTACCCATGAATGACTAACTCTCTAATCTTTGGTGAGTCTGCCGTTCCCGCCCATTCGCCCAGATTGTTCCAGATGACCACGTAATCCGTTGTCTTGCAATAGGGCGCATTCTTGTCGAGCCACGCTACCATCTCTCTGTGCCGCAGGGTTGGGTCGTGGACTGTGTAAGCAATCCCATAGAACTCGCGCACATGGCATCCGCTCTTGGCTACGGCTCCAACTAGCCCCAACAGCAGTAACAGTATGAGCCAACGCATTTATCACACCACACTCCATGCAATTATGTACGTACCAAAAACAATAAACGCAGTGATAGAGACTGCCGCAATGATTGCTTCAGTCCAGTCTTTCATGATTAGGGCGCGTCAGGCCAAGTGATTGTCCAAGGGAAGCCAGACTGAGCAGTAACATCACGCAATGCTTGACGGTACGTAGCCCATGCAGTTTTATCCGCAGTGCTATCAGAAATCTGAGTCCAGTCGCAGTCCTTGAGCTTTTCCGTGCGTGAGGTGCGTACAGACTTGGCTTGCTCTGCGTCTTTAATGGCTTTGTAAGCGGCTTCTTGTTCTGCGGCAGTTGTCTCACCATCTGTAAAGACAGGGCCAAGCACATACTTGGTGTACCACTTGCCATCAATCTGCTCAACGCCGTCTTGCTGTGAGTATTGATATACCGTACCACCTGATGCTTGTGGGCCTTCAAACACAATGTCTGATTCAAACCTATTGACCGCCTCTTCGGTAATGCCACTCAAAGATTTGGCGTAAGTTTGGGCGACCCACTTTTCCCACTCGTGTTGTAAAAGCACTTGACCTGTTGCGCGAATTCGTATTTGCATGATTTTTCCTTATGCGATTGCCAAAAAGATGTAGCTTGCTGAACTTGTGTTAATTGCTACTGTAATTGCCGCATTTAAAGCAAAGCCTGTTGAGACTGTTGTAACAGAGCCAAGAGTTGCCACTTCAGCTACTGAATCGTTTAACCATAAATATGGGTCTGTCAATACTGTCATGCCACGGGCTGTGTCGTATACATACCAATCACCCGTTGAGTCTGTGCGTTTGATAAGAACAAACCTTGCACCACCCGCACCGAATCCGCAATCAATTGTTTGAGTTGAGCCATTGCCTGTGTATGAGCCTACTTTGGAAATACCTGCAAGAGTTGCAAAAAGGTAAGTCACAAATGTGTATCCGTTACCATTTGAATACGAATTATTTCCAACACTAAACACAGACGAAGTGGGGGCTGTGCTATTCCAATAACTACCACCTCCAGCAGATATTGCGCCAGTTGTAGATAGTTTTAAATATTCATCATTGGCATATGATAAATATGTTGACCCAACTAACCAATATGGCCCTGTGTTGCTTCTACTTTTTCGAATTACTAATTCGGGCATAACTCCTAAGTTATGCGTCACAGTTTTTGCTACACCCGTCCCTGTATCGCAAACCTCATCAAAGAAGCTAGGGGCGCGTCTGAAGTTCCAGTAAATAGTAGACAAACCACTGTAGTTACTAGATATTGTAATTCCAGTACTGCCCCAATTCCTAGTGAAACTAGATAAAGTTTCTGCGCCAGTGCCATCGCTTTTTAAGCGAGGTGTGGACGTCCCCACAGTTGTTGTATCTACTCCGCGAAGTCTGTCACCCCAAAACGCTGGGTCTCCCAAACGATACTGAGAAATTGATAAATCAACGGGGAATCCAGTTGTAATAGCTGTACCTGTTGTGCCTGATGAAGTGTTAGGACTAAACACACTCGTCCCCACAGTAGGCACTTTCATCGGGCCTCTGCGAATGGCTATGTAGATGTAGGGTGTTGACGCATATTGATTTGCTACAAAACCTGTACTTGTTGGGTGAACACTTCTGTTGAAATTATTATCTTCTGCGCCTGAAGTGTTTGGAAATAATCCACCAACCCCGTCAGTTGTAGGAGGTGCTGGCATACCACGCATATTGTCAGCAATAACCCAATTTGTTTCTCCGTAAATCCCACTAGTTGCTTTGGTTAAAACCCATTGAGGCTCATAGCCCAAACTTACAGTTGCAACGCCACTGCCATCAGTAGTGTATGTTCCACACGAAATCACATTGTCTGTACCAGTTAGGCCAAAGCCTCCTGCGTCATGGGCGAATAGGTAGGCAACGTATGTATTACCATTGGCGTTTGTGCCATTTGTACCGCTTGGATTTCCGACTTGAAAATTAGTTGAAGTTGGTAGAGCATTATTAAAAGCGGTATTAGTTTGTGCAATATACGTATCGTTTAAAAGTATTATAGTGTCGCCTGTCCCGCTACATCCTCTATGATAAACCGGCCAATTAGTAGAATCTGATGTATTTTTAACAATAATACAACCGGGGACACTTCCAAGATTATGTGCAATTGTCTGAGTTGACCCATTCCCTGTATAAGTCACAATATCAAAGAACTTTGCTTGTTTACGGAATGTCCATGAAACATAAGTAGCCGCAGATGTGTTGTAATCCGCATCAGCACCAATCGTAAATCCAGTTGTGCTAAACGCAGTTAATCCTGTGCTTTCAGTTGCTTCTGCGTCAGTAGAGTTAGATGCAAGTGATTTTGTAACACCTCTTGCGGTATCGGTTAAACGATGACCAGTTGCGCCACTTCTGCCTTTTATCCAAGTTAACCCACCTTTGGTAGACAAGTCAATATTATTGGTAATGGTCTGTGTAGCACCTGTACCTGTGTAGAGAAAACAGGAGAACACATCCTCAATATAAATGGGAGGGCCAGAGCCACCTGCGCCTTCGCCCAGTAGTAGTTGCTGTGTTGAACTCATATTAGGTCACGTTTCCTGAAACGACAACGAGAGTACTGGTAATAAACAAAGCAGTTGCTACACCTGCCGCCGCCAAGGTCATCGTGGCTTTGTCAGTGAATGTGCCTGCAATGTACGCTGTAGTGATTGAGCAAGTGATTGTTGCTGTGCTGGCGGTGTTGTTAAAAATGGTGACAACGTCACCCGCCGCAAATGTAGCGTCAGGAATCACAATCGCACCGCTTGCGCCAAGCAAGATGTACTTACCAACATCACCTACAACAAGTGTGTAACTTGTTGTTTTGGAAGAGCCTGACTGCGGAATGTTGAGATAGCCAACTTTGTTTGTGCCATCAACTGTGCAAGCTGAGAGTGTGCCGCTAGTTGGTGTTCCAAGAAGAGGAGTTACTAATGTTGGGCTTGTAGCAAATACATTAGCTCCTGTGCCTGTTTCGTCTGTTAGCAAGGCCGCAAGGTTTGCACTGGTAGGCGTTCCAAGGAACGTTAAAGCACCTGCCGCTGTTGTAGTTGTTGATGGTGCTACGCCAGCGCCCCCTCCAATCACTAGCGCATTTGCTGTCAATGCCGCTGAAGAAGCCAATGTGCCGGATGCTGTGTAGGCTAAAACGCCGCCAGAGGTTCCTGCTGTTAAGCCTGTACCGCCGTTGGCTACTGGAAGCGCAGTACCAGAATAAGTCATTGCCAATGTACCAGATGTGGTGATTGGCGAACCTGAAATACTAAAAATGCTTGGGACTGATGCCGCAACGCTTGTGACTGATCCAGTACCCGTGCTGGTAGCCACTTTGACGTAATCAGTGCCGTTGTAATACACAAACGCTTTTTCGCCAACTGCAATAGAAACACCTGTTTGACCAGAGGCTTTGAATGTTACCGCGCTGGTAGCGCCTGCGTGATCCACCATGTACAGCTTGCTGTAGCTTGGGCCTGTAATAACCTTGGTAACCGTTTGTGTACCAGTAATACGGATTACCATGTACTGCGCTGTGGTAGTAGTTATTGCGTTTCCTGACGAGCTACCTGTTGTGTTAGCTAAAGTAATAGCGCCATCACCTGCAAAAGATAATGTGCCTGCAATAGCAATATCAAGGTAATCAGAAATACCGTAGTTGACTGTGTCGCCCCACGTACCAGAGAGCGTTCCCTGTGTGGGGGTAACTAAGCCCAAAAGAGTTGTTGTAGCCGCCATTTAAATGCTCCTAAGTCGTTACCACAGCAGTCCAAGCCGCTGTTTGTGTGTTGCTGATATTCTGCCAGTTTGCAGTCTGCGTGTCATCAATAATTTCCCAAAAAAACCGTGCCGTGATTGAATCTGTCCCAGTTGCTGACTCAGTAAGAGAAGCTATGAAAGCCACAGCCGCCGCATCTACATCTGTACCCGTTGCAGTTTCTGCTACCGCTCCTAAAAAAGTTGCCTTTGCCGTTACCGCTTCGGTTCCTGTCGCACTTTCAGTAATGTCTGAACTGACCGACAAACTACTTACTACTGCGTCCGTCCCAGTAGCTGTTTCAGTTATAGACCCAAAGAATGTAAAACTAGAATTTACAGCATCCGTACCTGTTGCAGTTTCTGCAACTACAGCCGCATATATCGGCACACTTGATACCGCATCCGCCCCAGTTGCTGTCTCCGTTATGGTTGGGTTGTACGTTAGTAATGCTGTTATTGCATCGCTACCCGTACCAGTTTCAGTAACTGCCGCCTCAAACCCTTGCGCCGCTACAACAACATCTGTACCTGTAGCCGTTTCTGCGACTACCGCATTTACTGAAGCCAAGGAAGTTACAGCATCCGTTCCCGTAGCAGTCTCGCTAACCGGGGCACTTAAACTAGCTATTGCCGTTACCGCATCTGTGCCTGTTGCACTTTCAGTAACCGTGCTTGAAAAAGCCGTGAAGCCCCAGCCACCATCACCCCATGCGCCGGAACCCCACGCTGACATATTAGCCCGCCAAGCTGAATGTGTAAGTCACAGACAAAGTGTCACTGCTCACCACAGAGCGGTCACCCGGTGAGCCAAAGTCAGCCGCTGAGAACAAAGTTCCTGCTGTACCACTCTTAGCACTACCGCTGGTCAGGAACGCCCCGCCCACAGTTGTTGTGCCGTTGATGTTAAACGTAGCAGGAGAAGCTGAGTTAGTCACCACAGAAGGGTTAGCAGTCGTAGCCGTAACAAACGTAGCCGCCACACGGGTTGCATTGCTGTAAGCCACAACCTCAGTCCAGCCAGCATGGGAAGACATCGTGTCGCCAGCCGCAGGTGTATTAGAAGCACCAGCCCCGTACAGGCCAAGATACCAAGTAGTAATCTGGGTGACTGAAGTCAGTGCAGAACCAGCCATATAAGCCAGACCAGCATTAACTACCAAGTTCTTAGACTGCGCTTCCCACTTCAAGTTGCCGTCTTTGTCATGGCACTTGATTTCAAACAGGCCGGTAGCTTTTGCTTCCTCACCGGATTTAAGATTACAAGTCAGACCGCCAGAAACATGGTCGGTGGCTGTGAGTTTTTCGGTGGTCATATTGACTCCTTAGTTAGAAGAACGAATTAATGCCGCCGTTGCTGTGTTAGCAGGCATTGTGATGGTGAAATTAGCAGAAGTCTTGTCAGACCCAAAGTCCAAAACTGCAATAGATTTGTTCCCCTGCGTGACGTTGTAAATCAGAGCACAACGAGCCGTGACGGATGCGCCAAAGACTACATCAGAAAAATCCACATAAGCGGTATATCCAGAAGAACTGATTGTTACGCCTGTCAAAGTTACTCCGCCTGCAACGTAACCAGTCCCAGTAACTTCACCAGAGGCCGTGTAAACAGTGGTTGCTTCGTTTAAATCAGCATTGGCTGTGTACAGGGCAATCTTTAATGTATCCGTAGATAGATTGTGGACGGCTGTATATAGCTCTGTTTTAAAGCTAGTGGTCTGGGTCTGGAGAATACTACTCATGAGACTGAAACCCTATTAGCTTTAGATAAATTATCAACCCAAGAAATAACTTGCAAGTTTTGAGGTACGTGCAATCCAGATACAGTCTTACCCTGTAATGGCAAAACATGATCAACGTGCCAAGTAAAACCAAACATTTTTGTCCTTAACTGAGCTAAAGCATACGCCTCGCGCATCATCCAAATATCATCAACTGTAAGCCATTTTGGTGTTCTTTGCAGAACTCTTGCCTGCCTACGTCTAACATTTTCGGCTTCGGCACTTTTATTTTTTTGCCGGTAGCTTTGCATAGTAGCTTTGCGTTTTTCAGGATTTTGTTGCACATAAACTTTAGCCCGTTCAGCAATTAACTCTTTATTGCGAGCTTTGTATGCTTTTGCGTATTCACGCATTTTTTCTTTGTTTTGTTCCGCCCATTTTTTGCCGCGAGCTTGCATACATTTTTTGCAAGTGTAGATATGGTAACCCTTGGCAATCGTATAGTTGCCAAGAGGTTGTTCCAAACTACAAACTTTGCAAGTTCTCATATTAAGACACCGCAACTCGGACTTGGCCATCTCTGTAAGCATCAGCACGTTGCTTGCCGTCTGACAAGTTTTTATACAGAGCAATAGCCTGTACATAGCGATCTTGAGCCAGCTTAACCATGCCCTCTTCACCCTTCATGTAGGTGTAGGCTTCGCAAATAGTGCCGTACAACAAAACAGAATCAAAGTTATCACCTAGCCAAGTATTAGTAGCTGTGACAATAGACTCAGGATAGTAGTTGTAGTGAAGCTCTGCATAGTAAGCTCCGCTAGGCGTAGGGCCAACAATGAATGTTAACTCGTTTACATCGTTTGATTGGGGGCCAAAGATTGCGTAGTGTTTAGGTTCACTAAGCTGAGATGTCAAAGGATACGCCTCACGGATGAAGTTAACGTCCTTGTTTAATAAGTACAGATAGTCGCCTTGGAACACAACAGCACCAGATACAGTGCCGCTGTTAGCTACAGTCAAGGTAATGGTTGTGCTGGCAATGCTTCTAACTAACGCATTTGTACCAATACCTGTCCCAGTTACTTGCTGACCCACCTCAATACCTGTAGTACTTGCCACAACAATTGTTTTAAGCCCAGATGTTCCTGTGGCAGTTGTAGCGTTGTACGGATACACGGCAAGGCTATATACAGACAGGAAATCCGAAGGACACTGTAAGTACTTATTACCAACAGTCAATACGCCTGTCACGTTCTTTCGCAAATTAGCGGGTTGCGCGGTATTGTAGATGCGCTGTTCCGCCTGACGGATGAAAACATCCATGTTGACAGTTGGGAAAGAGTTCTCGCAGTAATCGTTTACTTGCGTGACAAGCTCACTGTAGTTCATGCCATTGGGCCTCTAGACATAAAGCCTTTAGTCGCCGCACCCGCGCCACGCATTTTGATGCCAGTTGTCTTGGGTTGCTCATCACCAGCCGATTTGCTAAAAGCACCAACACTCATATCAAGCGTATCAAGCTTGCTACGATTTGGTTCTTTGCCGGGATTGGTAGAAGCTTTAACTTCTTTGCCGGTCATGGTGTGTGGAGTGGCATAGACTGCGGCATCGCCAACTTCTTTGCCCATCATCTTTTTGCTAAATGTAGCCATGATTAACCTCGCTTTTGGTTCATTGCACGGGCTAAGTTACGACCGACCTTACGCATTTCCATGCCTGTAACGCCAGCAGTCTTTTTTCCACCCATCATTTCTTTTTGCACGGGGCCACTGTTGCCCAAATTTTTACCCTCGGTTTTGCCTTTTTTAGCAATGCCGTCGGCTGATCTTGTGTATGCCATGTTTAAACTCCTTAAGATATCGATACTGTACCAACAAATGTCGTTGCCACCAAGTAGTTGGGGGTCAATCCTGCATCAAAATTACTAGCCCCACCCACCGGATACCAACCCCATTGAATATCCCGAGATCCACCCGTAACAAAACCTCCGGAAGGACTATTTACAGGATAAAGCTGTAGGCCGTTTGTGCCAGCCGTTACATATGTTGTGTCTCTACGTGGGTTACGCAAAGCCTGAGGATCTTCTACAGGGAATGTTCCCAACATCAATTGAGGTTGATCTGGATCCCAGCATTCATGGCAGACCAACAGTTGGTACTTGCGTTGCTTAATGATCTCTGTCTTAAGCGTCTTAAGTAAAAACTGTTGCCCACAGCGGTCGCACATGGCAATCGCTTTTTTGCCAGAAGCAAAACGATTACTCATTAGGAACCACCAATATACATCTGACGGGGTACAAACCTAGAGGGAGCCTTCTCCCTGTCTTCCCCTGCCGCTATCTCAAATGTCTCGTCATAGATCTGCTTAAGCATCTGAATGCGGGGCATTAAATCTGGTGTCTTAATTGCAATGTGGTATGCCAATCCGGCAACCAAACAAGGCAAGAAACGGAAGTTCATATCTGCGGTTTCTACACCAGCGCCAGCATCCTGAACCCGGCGCAGTCTCCAATACACAAACTGATAAGGAGTGCTATTGTCTGGCGTAGGCCAAAGAGTTACCGCAGGAAGCTGAGGAACATAAATTGCAGTCCCAGTTGTATGAGCGGCGGCAGTTGTATTGTTTTGTCCACGGAATACACCACCAAGAACATTGCTTGAGATGTAAGTGTAGTAAATATCTTCAGAGTCAATGCGGATAAATCCAGACCCAGCTAATCCAACTACAGTGTTCAAAGTAATTGTGGTGTCTGTGGCAGTAATGGCTCCATCCAAAACCGCAGTTGTTGGGTTAACCTGTCCAGAAAGCCTTTGAATCCAGACTTGGATAGGCCTTGCTTGCTGAAGTTTGTTTGGAATGGTTGCGTAGGTAGAAACACTAATACGGCTGATGGTTAGATCTGCCTGTGTAGAGGCTGTGTTCTGCCCTGTGCGAATAACATGCTCTAACAGGTCAATTGTATCCACTGGTAGGGCATATGTAGGCAAGCCAGCAGTCAGGTTAATGAAGCCCTGCTCCATCGTCCACATGTTGATACCTTTATTCTGCCACTCTATGGTCATTAGGTTCATTGACCTACGTGCTGTACGCAAGTCATAACCTGAACGCATTTCCCGGCCAGCCCTCTCCCATGCTTCCTCGGCAATCTCCGTGAAGTCCATATTGAACAGGGTTGAGCCGGTAGTGGTCATTATCTTGCTTTCAAAAGCTGAATAAGCTTTGCTAAATCATCTTGTTGCGTTAGTTGAGAGCTAAACGGATTACTCATTTCTTTTATTTTTTTCAACAACTCGGGTGGAATTGAAGAATAATCAACTTGAGGCGGATTTTGAGTTGCCAATCTAGCGGCATCTATTGCGCTACGGTTTAACTCCGGTACACTGCCATAATCATATGGCGGCTGTCCAGTTGTCCGTGGCATATCAGGCTCATTCAAACCTTCATTGGGCATGTATGTTAGCGGGATATCTGCTGGCTGTGGAGGAACATTAAAAGTACCAGATCCTTCTACAGGTGGTAGGGAGGGACGAGCTTCAAAAGGATTAATTCCTGCATTTCCAAAGTAATCGCTAATTTGACTAGATGAGTAACCTGTTGCGCCTGCAAGGTCGTCCATACTCACCCCATATTGACGAGCCGCGTCAGCTATTGCTTGAGGATTCCCAATATTTGCTTGCACAAAACTATTGATGTCTCCAGCCGTTGGAGGAGGAGATCCAACCCCGCCGCCATCAGCATACTTTTGCATGGCAGAGCGCAAGTTCATGGGAGCGCCACGAAGCTGGGTTGTATTTGGATTATTGGCGGCACGAGGTGCGCCTTTTTCAGCCATTAGTCTGTTGTATAAGGGGTTCATTTTTTAGCAGTCTTTGCAGATTGAACAAAAGCGTCAGCGGTAGGAGCACCCTTCTGACCGGGCTTACGCATCTTTTCCTTAGAACCAGCGGCTATCCGCTTTTTCTTGGCGTTAATGTTGGCATAAAGGCCAACAGCACCACCTTCAGCAAATCGGTGTGTTAACTGAACGCCACCGCCCGGAATTCCAGCGCCACGGTTGCCAATCTTGGCATCTAAGTAAGCTTGCAATGAAGTGTTTGGGCCTAATTGCTTTTCAGCAGTTAAACGACCACCAAGTTCTTTCATGCCTTTAGCCATGTTTAAACGTGGATTTAAAACGCCAAACTTAACAGCATCCGCATCTTCTTTCTCTTTTTCTTTGTCAGCGACAGAACCGCCTTCATCAAACTGAGTGAAGTTGGTGTCATCACGGCGAGCCTTACGGCTCCCTTTTGGCATTTTGCTTGGGAGAACGGCTCCCATTCCACGGCTTGCCATCATGATTACTTCCTTTTCATCATCCCACCACCACACATGGCAATCATTGTGCCCTTGGTTTTACCCTTAGTAGCAATGCCATCTGCACGGCGGGAGGCTGAACCAACTTTACCGCCCTTGGCATAACCCATGTCACTAATCTTTTTACGAGCACGAGCATCGGCAACTTCTTGCTTGGATTCTTCAATTGCATCAAAGTTGGAAGGTTTAGGAACATTGCGGGATTCACGCTTCATTTCGGCTTCAGCTTCACGCTTTTCTTGAGCGTCTTTTTCGGCTTTGCGATCCATTAGATAGTTTGCTCCTACCGCAGTGCCTGCTACAGCACCTTTCATACCAAGCATCGTACCAAGGCCGCTACCGCCACCTTTAGACTGATCATCGTAATATGTAGTTTCTCTTGACATAATTATTCCTTAGCACATGCGGCCACGGGTCTTGCCTTTAGTGGCAATACCATCAGCACGGCGAGAAGCTGAACTTACAGAGCCACCGGAAGCCATCTTTTTGACACTGCCGCCACGTTTATATTCACCACTGCCCTTGTCAAAAGGGCCAAAACCTTCGGCTTTCTTTTTCTTGTTCATATAACGAGAAGTAGATTCAAGACTTCCAAGGTAATCAGCAATCCCAGAAGTGGCTCCAGAAACTACTTTTCCAACACCCTCACTCATCATGCGGCGACTTTCGTCACTCTTTGGAAACGGTGTCATGCTAGTTTTAGACTTTGGCGCTTCCGAAACAGGTTTTGGTTTTGCAGTAGAGGTTTCTGCCGCAGGCTTTGGTTTTGCCGCAGGTGATTTTTCAGCTTTAACGCTTGGGTTATCCGCTTCCATCATTTCTTCTGTATAGCGTTGGACATAAGCTGGCGTTTTAGGCGCTGATTGAATCTTGCTTTCAGTTTTTGATGTGGAAGGTTTGGAAGCTGTCCTTCTTGGATTGTCAGCTTCCTGCTCCGCTTCTGGGTTGCGTGGTCGTCTTGCAGATTCTTCAGCCACACTTGCATCGCCAGAGGGCTGGCGTTTACCTTGCTCTAGGCCAGCGGCAAAAATAGGATTAGGTTGTGCTGTTGGTCTGCCTACTGCCATAGGCTCATTGACAGAAACAGACTCGTTTACGGGATTGCGTTCTGAGCGTCCACGGCCTGCACCGAAGCGTTTGTATGCCTCAGAGTTGGGATCGTCTATATTGCCCATGCGTAAACGCTGGAAGAAGCCTACATCCTCACCTTTAGAGGCCTTAAGACCAGCTTCTTTGTCAGCGACTTCACCGCCTTCATCGTAACGTTTAAATTTCATAGGTTTTTTCATGATTAATCCTTAGCAAGCGCCGCCGCCCATCATTTTAATCTGTGTGCCTTTGGTCTTGCCTCTTGTGGCGCAACCATCAGCCGCCCGTGTGTAGCCGCCAGAAGCAAGCTTAGTCATGGGCTGACCCTTGTGTAAACGGCTTTCATGCTTGTTTACAGCCTTTTGCATCATGGCCTTGTCTTGTTTCAAGTCCATTGCCATGTCTTCTTTCATGTCGCTCTTAGCCATAGTTCCACCTTTTGAGAATTTACGGCCTTTGTCGGCCTTTGAAAAATCTTTGCCCACTGACATGGGTACGCCTGCTTTCTTGGCAAACGCTGGGTTGTGAGCCACCGCTTCCATAAAATTGTGTTGTTTTTTGCTAGTGCTTGGCATTAGAGCATCCTTCCGCGAGTTCTACCCCGTTGAGCAATACCATCACCCCTACGGGATGCTGTGCTAGATTTTGCCGCAGATTTAACTTTACCGCCACGTTTAAACGCATCTATATCGTCATCTGCGTAAGTACTGAGAGCTAATTTGTCATAGCCGCCGTTATCACTAGATGATGAAATACTGCGGTCTTCTACGGGAACTTCGCTTCTTTCTCTTAAATAATCTTTACCAACATCTTTGGCTAGATCTTTTAAGAACCCTTTAGGGTTGGCTACTGCCTCTGCTGTGCCGGGGGCTGTGCCTAAAGCTTCATTAATTTTTGGGCCAAAATAATCAATAGCAGAGCCAATGGGATCGGCTAACACTCTAACGGGTTTAGGAACATCAATACCAGCTTTGTCGGCTAAAAATAAAGCGGCTTTTGTTGCGGGGTTCATAATTACTCACCCCTTTTGAATAAGCTGGTCAATTTTTGCTTCAAGCTTGTTAAAGCGTTGGTCAATGTGGTTCGTAATTCTGTCAATTTCTGCTTGAGTAACGTTATCACGGGCAACCTCCTCGCGTGTTTTGTTCAACAGGATAGTGATACGAGTCAATTCCCTGAACTTTTCATTCATCATGTAGCCAATTAATCCCAACACTAAAGTTAGGACTGCTGACCATGCGGTGTTTAAATCTAGCATTTCCACCTCGCAAGGGAAGCCGCCTTACGGGTAGGTCTACCTTTTTCATCTTTCATTGGGCCGGGCATTCCTGACATCCGAGCGCAGAATGAGTCTTTCCTTGCACCACCTTGAGGTTGTGGAGCTTTTAAATTACTGCCTGTAGCGGCGTTGTACTTGGCTCGACCCTTGGCAGTTAGACCAGCGCCCTTGGATACAGGTAATTTTTCACCACGACCAATAGCTAATGAGGGGCCTTTTTTCTTTGTCGCCATTACGCCACCTTTAATCTTGACTGGTGAATGTTCTCTAGCATTGGCATTACAACTTCTTCTCGGAAGTTACGCTCAAATCTTTCTTGTCCTACGTGTGGCAAGCTAATGTCTACATCAATATAAACTTTAAAGCCCATTTGCGTAGCCCTGTCGCAGAACAAATAGTCTTCGCCAACATACTTGCCGTTCACAATGGCGAAGTCAAACACTGCCGACATTTTTTCTGTTGGGGACTTCTCATAAGTCCACTCTGGATGTGCTTTTACCAACGTCTCAATAACATGACGCTGAATCAACATAAACCCAGTAGGTGCACGTTCTAAGCGCATTAACGAGCCATCAAACTCTAGGTCGCCGTTGGCATCAAAATACACATCCGCAAAAAACTTTGCATCTTTAGCTCTGCGTGGATAAGCTCCGGCAGTGATATCTTTATCGCCGCTTTGGGCCATCAAACGCAAAATGTCATCAGCATTAACAATTAGATCAGCATCAATAAACAGAAGCTCTGTGCAGTCTGTTTTTAAGAATTCGTGTACCAAGGCATTTCGTGCCATGGTAATAATTGAGCAATTAGACAAATCAGACAACGTGACGGACACACCAAGACTCATCGCTTTGGGCATTAACTGCGCCAGTGCAAATGCGGTCTTAATGTTCAGCTTGCCGTCATAAGCTGGAATGCCTATGAACAGATTGCGCCCCATCAATGTTGTCTGTTTTGTTTCAGCCATAGAACACCGTTACGCCGTTTTGGTTTGTACCAGCAGTACCAAGTTGGCAATAAATTCCAGTGTTAACTTTTATGCCTTCACCGGGAATCACAATGTTTACAGCCGCCGCTTGACCCGAAGTAGTTGTTGCGGCTGTGTCCAAAGAGAATATCCAACGCCCGCCGGATACAGTTTGCGTACCGCCCGTGCCAGAAGTAATGGCGGCAATGTTAATATCTTGTACCGTATATGTACTAGAAGTTAACACGGTAACAACATAGTTACCATTTGTGCCGTATCCGCCCGTACCAGAACTAAAAGTCAAACCAATAGTTTGGCCTGTAACCAATCCATGCGACGCTAAAGTAACCGTAATTACCCCGGCAGAACTACGAACATACGAAGTAATTGCAGTAGGGGTTGTCACCGTGTCAAAAATATTGATTGTGCCTGCGGAAGTGCCGCTGGTGTAAATAATACCTTTTAAACGATTTGGGCCATTCACCACAATACCGCTAACGTTTAAGTGCCCGACTAGGACATCATATTGCATTGCCATAATCAATCTCCTTGTAAACGGGGGCCGAAGCCCCCTAGATCAATTAAGCAGACGCTGGAGATTGAGTGCCATTAGACTCTGCTACAGAGTACACAACGGTGTATTGCACAGTACCAACAGTTACGTTGGCAACGGTAGGACGTACCGTAGCAATAATTATTACGTCTGTAGCTCCAATACCAGCACCGTTAGGAGAAGCTGTAGTAGCCGCGCCAGCCCAATTTCCCAACTTAGCCGCCGCGCCAGTATTAGCTAAACGACCTTGAGTTGTAATATCTGTAGAAGCAAAATACAAAGCTGTTGAGCCTGTAATGCCTAAAGACATATTTGCGGCAGTAGAACCAGTAAACGCTACCAAAGTATCAATGTGGATACTGGTAATTTGTGCGCCTGCTGGAAGCGTAAACAAAGTAGTTGTTGTATCGGCAGTATAAAGAGCGCCGTCATAAACAACTTTTTTGGTCTGAGTTACCGAAGTAGCGCCAGTGTTTTGGATTGTTCCAGCAGTAGTGCCGGTAGTGTTTTTAACAGTGCCCAAGAGCCAAGGGCCAAGGTGAGTTGCGAATCCCATGATGAGTTCCTTACATACAAGTTAAGTGCATCAATCAGTATGCTGTCTGCCGGGACAGTTTGATACACCGGAAAGCCCGGATTAATATGTTTATACCACTACGTTTAAACCAATGCAACAAAAAAGGAGGCCGAAGCCTCCTTTTTCTTTTCGTCGATTAGGACGAACCGGGTGAACCGAAGATACCTAATGGATCTGACACGCCGAAGCTGTAACGCTCACGGGCTTTGTAACGAACGTTACCTGTGTCAAAGTCACCGTCCATGCCTGTAGACATGGGGGTACGCACGAAGTGCTTCAGACCGTTAGGAACGTCAGTCAACAAGAACCAAGCGTTTGTGTCGGTCAAGAAGTGGTTAACGCAATATCCTTCAGGGATAGAGCCGTTGTTCTTCAATGCATTGATATCGTTGTCGGTTGTGCCAACACGCAATTCAGTCTCAAGGAGACGAGTTGCAACGAACATCAATGAAGGAGGAACCACCAATTTCTTGGGTTTAGCGGCAATCAGCAAACTGCGCTCGTCTGTCCAAGCGGCGATCTGAATAACAGCGTTTTCCAACGATGTTTCATTCAAGTCAGCGCCTGTAGTAGGACGATTGCTGTTAGTACCACCGGAAACCAAGGGGTGAGCAGTAGAACAAAGCACCACGCCGTCGCCATAAGTAGGGCCACCAGTGAAAGCGTTGTTCAGGACGTAAGCGGCCTTAACTTGCTTTGTGTAGGACATACCACGGGCCAAAGCCTTGGTGTAACGTGAAGACAAAGAGTCATACAAGTTATCTTCCACAGCTTCCTCTGTGATGGAAAATCCCATCGCAATGGTTTCGTGGGTGTAACGTGCAGTCCATGCTTCCTGTGCATTGTCATAAGCGATGGCAGAACCCTCGTTTTTGACAGGAGCGGCAGAGAAACCAGACAGTTTTGTCTCTTCTTCAAAGCTACGCTCAGATGTCTCTGTTTCGTAGATCTCTTTGTGCTCTTCGCCGTATTTGGCGTATTCCAGACCAAACAATGCGTTCAGACCGGGGAGCAACTCTTTCAATAGTTGTGCGCGTGAAATAGCCATGGTAAGTTACTCCTTAAATACCGGTAGTATTGTTGTACTGCGCGGTGTTGAATTTAACGAGAAACTCGTAATATGTCGTGGCGGCTACGGTTGGCAAGCCAGTCGCAGTATCGGGCACAACGTCAACAACACGGACGGGAAGTGTCGCAGTGGTAGCGGCGGAAGAACCGTCAATACCATAATACGAATCACCAGTGGTGGTAGAACCAACGGTTGCAACCAAAGCCACGTTAGCGCCAACAATCGCACGGCTATAAGCCGTAGGAGTGGAACCAGCGGCAACAGTAGCGCAGACCTTAAACACAGCACTAGGATCATCCACAACATAGGCAAAAGCCAATGCGGTAGTAGTTGAAACTGCGGCTGGGTAGTACTGACTAAACGTCGGTTGACTCAACGAGTTGATGTAAGAACAGCCAACCAGCACACCAACGATTTTGCCTGAATCAGTGGTTGAAGCGGCTACAATATAGCCGTTTGTATCCACTTGCACAGTATCACCGTTTAGAATTGCTGTAGCGTAAGCGGCCGCGATTGGGATTTGACGGATCGCTCCGGCGTAGGGTAGACCATCCAGTCGATTGACTGGCTTGAAACCATACGTCTTATCAATGGTAGGGTATGCCATCTATAGACTCCAAAAAGTTAAACACCTTTACCGAAAGTGACCGTGGACTTACGTTCTTTGAACATAGGCATCCTCGGATCGTTCTCTCGCATGTAAGTATTGTCCACTGACTGCATTTGCGCTTCCGCTTGTTGGCGGTAGTAAGCATCACGCTGTTCAGTAAACTCTACTGGGGTTTTGCAAAGCAACAAACCTCCCACTTCGATACTGTCCGGGAACTTTGCCGTTGTGGCATTGAACAGACGTATCTCGGGGTGATCGGAAGCCTTAACAGGTTCCCAGCCCTCGGCAAGCTTTGAGGAATAGTTCGTGGCATCATCTTTTCCTTGCACTGCAATCCGAATCCAGCGAAACGCATAACCTTCTTCCGGGTTGGGATCAGGTAGTAGTTTTGGTGGCATCCATTGCTTTGGACGCTCCGAAACTTCGCGGGTACTCAGGTCACGGCCTGTACGAGCAGATTTTTCCATTATATTTTCCTCATTTCATTTGCAACCGCACGGGCATACTGTTCATTTGTCAGTCCTAACCGCTTGGCGAGATTCACTTGTGACTGCGTAAGTACGATCTTTTTAGGCGCTGTACTACGGGTTGCAGGTGAAACAACATTGGATTTGGTACGTTGAGGTTTCGCATCAACGGACTCCCCGACTCCAATTTGGTCGGGAAATCTTTCGCGGATGTCAGTGTCTATACGTTTATAGTATTCGTCACTGCCAACCCGTACACCACTCTCCACAAGCTCTTCATGCAACCCTAGGGCGTATGAAGTCATCCGTTTGTTGCTACCGAACCATCGATTTTGGTCTTGCCATGCAGATAGTTTTTCGTCCACGGGTGCAGGCTGTGGAGCCTGTTGGGTGATTTGTACAGGAGTTTCTTCTTCCTGTAAAGGGGCAGGCCTAAAATTATTTACTTTATCTGCGCGGATCCTAGCGGTAGTGAGTGCTTCCTGAGCATCCAACAGCTTATCTGCATCTCCAGACTCGTAGGCTTCCTTGTAAAGGCGCTTGGCCTCTTCAATCTCGCCAGTAATAACTTTCTTAGCCTGCTCCAGTAGAACAGTCTGTCCCTGATTAACAGAACCTTTGAGCTTTTTGTTCTCCTCAACCATAGACTGGGCAAACCTAATTGCCTCATCTTTTTCTCGTTGAGCAGACTCCTTAGCCCTACGTTCCTCGTGGTAGCCCTTGGTAAAGTGTTTAAACCTATTCTTTACACTCTCTGAATAGGTTGCTAACTCTTCATCTGTGGGATCCTGCGGGGGTTCAGCCATAGGCGTTCTGTACTTGTCATCTTCGGGGGTATCGTCTACCACCTCAATTTCTGGTTCAGCATCTACAACTTTACCGCCCTTACGGGGGTTCTCTTCCTTTTCATCAGGGAACTCAAATTCAGTCTTTTCGATTTCAGCCATGATTTCTCCTTAAGTTGGACGTTGAATGCCACGGGGGTCTTGAACTACCGCCTGCACTGAGTCGTCATTAATGAGTCTCCACTCCGTACCGTGAATCTTCATGCGGGTTCCCGTGTTAGGACGTACTAACACAAAGTCTCCCACCTTACAGGACGGGCCAGAAGGGAATCGGGCTTTATCTCCAAACGCATCGGGGCCAATCTTGGCTACAAATAACACGGGGGAAAGAAGCTCCTCGTGGTACATCGCAGTTGCAGATTTAAGGATACCTGTTTCGCTAAACTCTTCTTCTGCTTTGGGAAGCATACAGAGGAGGTGGTAAGTGGCCGGATCGGGCACTTGTTTGGCTTTCTCTTCGATGGAGGTGTTAAGCACTCCACTAAGATCCACCGCACTAACATCAAAGTCAGTCATCTTCATACTCTTTCGTTTTTCGCACAAGGTCAGCAATTTCATACTGCGCGGTTTGCAGACCTCGGATATTGCCGCACAGTTCTTTGTAGTGATCGTGGGATTTAGCACCACCCTCACTGACAATCTGAATCAACTGCTTGAGGTGTTCATCAAGCTTCTTGTTTAAACTTTCAAGCAGAGGATTCATCATTCACCTTTCGGTTGGTTTTTCGAGTTAATAAGCATTTGAAGAAGTTGTTGTTTAGCCTGTAAATCCTGCGTCTGTTGGTTGTGAGACAAAGACTGCTGGTGGGTTTGTTCAGCCTGACGCAATTCGGCTTGATGCCTCATTGCTTCCATGGCAATTTCCTGTTGCTGGCGCTGTGCGGCCATGGCAGGGTCTTCGCCTTGTTTAGATGCCATATCTTGAGCCTTGAGTTGCAGTTCTGCTTGCTTGATGGCAAGCTCTCCCTGAACCTTTTGAGCTTTGGTTTGAGCATCTTGTTGCTTGATCTGAAGCTCTGCCTGTTGCATCTGCATGACGGGGTCTTGCATCTGCTGTTGGGCTTGTTGTTGAGCCGCTTGGCCCTTGTTGATCTGAAGCAACTGAGCCGCCGCTTGAGCCACAAGTTTGGACAACTGAACTTCCACCTCCTCAGGCATTTCAATGTCTGGTTTGGGTAGAGTCGCTCCAAGGCGTTGTTCAATCTTGGAACGGTACTGGAAGGCAATGTGTTCAGCTACGTGGGCCATGATTGCGGCCTGCATCTGTTGAGCCATGGGGTTCTGGCCCATCTGACCCATAACCATGGGATCTTGCATCATGGATGTATGTACAGCTATGTGTGCATCATGATCCTGATAGATGAAAGCCTTTGTAGGTTTACCTGTAAGGAATGCCATGTTCTCGGAGATAGGATCTCTGGGGGTCATGTCATCGTCTATAGGTACTAGCTTGTCTGCGTTCTTAATACCTAGAACTTCAATCATCTGGCGGTGCAGGACTGGTAGGTTATAGATCTGAGGAGCACCCTGAGCTAACTGGATCACAGCTTGATACTGCATGATCCTTTGGGCCATCGTGGCTGAGTTAGGATCTGATACGGGTATCACATCCACCATGTCGTAATCAGAGCGTTTAGCCTGTGGCGTTCCTGCAACAGGTGTGTACTCATAAGACTCTGGGGTGTAGTCCCTGATGATTGACTTGAGGAGTTTAAACTCTTGTTTCATTGAGTAATGAACACGAGCCTGTACCGCAGACATTGTTTTGAGTTGTCTCTCAAGCAGGGCCAGAGTTGTACCTACAGGGGCGTTGGCAGACATATCGCTGATGTTCATATCTGCGATGGATCCAAGTCTCCGACCTTCGTCTGTGATCTGGTTTAAGAGAGCCAATAGAACCTGAGAGGGTTCCTTGTATGGCAGGGCCATGATGTTCTCTTTGACTGACCCGCTTGGTACGTCCACATCCCTAAACTCACCGGGATTGATTGGGGTGTCGTCGTCTTTGATCCTCAGTCCACGGGTTTTTAATCCACCGGGCAGATTAGACAGAGTACCTGCGTCTACCAACTGACGGATTAAGGATGTGCCTGCACGGGCGTATCCACCGATCAAATGGATTAATCCAAGGCCATAAGCACCAAATCCCGGTACGTAGGTGTACTGGACAAAATGCTGGCGCTTTAAACGGTGCTCATCATCCTCATCCCAGTTACGGCGGATAGCAAGAATTTTTGTAGTCCCACGCTCTAAGGTAACGACGTAGGGAAGAGCAATCCCGTCTTCATCTTCATAACCCGGTAAGTCGTAGTCTACGTGGATCTCATAGATCTGGTAGCGGTCATCATCTGAGAGGTTGTAGCCTTGATCTTCAGCCTTCTTCTTCTCAACGTCAGTGTAAAACTGGAGGGGATCGCCAAGATCCTCATCTACATAGAAACCCGAGACTTGAAGCTTGCGGATGTCATTCTTGGTCTTACGCATGATGTGCGTAACACGCTCGGATGTCATGGCGCTGGAAGCACCGTAAGGGATGATCACATCTTCAGCAGGGATAAAGATGGATGCCTGACGGCCCATAGAGGGGTCGTAGTAGACTTTCTTGAAAGCCGCTCCGGCCAAACCTAGGGAGTAGAGCATTCTTTCATGCTCAGGACGGTACTCAGGCATACCTTCCGTGAGCTTGTAGTTCATGTCATCTTTGACACGCTCCGCCGCCTCCTCTTTAAGACGATCAATTGCGCCGATAATTTCTGTTTTAACCGGCCCTTGCGCTGGAAAAGTTTCAATAATAGTCTCACTTTGAAACCTAACTGCCGCTTCGGTGAGTACGGTGGAAAAGACACCACAAGCACCGAGCCAAGGCTCCGTTCTCTCTTCATATTTCATTCCCAAAACATCTAGGCCTTTGACATACATATCAACCCAGTCTTTTCTGGAATTAATATCTGAGTCCACCATTTCAATCAAGTCGCTGGCAATCTTCTCCAACTCACCTTTGTCCATGTATTCGGCAAGGTTGTCCCCAAAGCCTTCTTCCTCATCTGGCATGAGATCTATCTCCATGCCGTCCATGTTTAAACGCACCCCTTCTGGATTCTCAATCTCAATCTCAAGGACTGGTGTGTTGTCAAGCTCTAGGTCGTTTAAACCCATTGGGGCTTGGCTCAATGATTGTTCAATACTCATAATGTTCCTTAGTAGTAGGCTACTTTTCTGCGGTAGTTAATAGGCTCATCTTCTTCATCTGAGTCGATGGATATAAAGCCCCCCAGTCGAAACCGCATCAAAGCTTGACTGCTTGAGTCCACGAGGTCATCATGATCTCCGTTGGGGAAGGAAGCCATCTCATCCATGACTTCTTCTGCCCATCGGGTATCGGGACACCAGACCATGCCGGACTCAAACAAAGCAGAGATTGCGTTTACACGCGATATCTTATCGTTTCCTTTCCCCGGCGTATACTCTGCGATAGGAATTCCCATCTTCCGCATCTCGTAGATCAAAGGAGCGCCAGCCGCTCTCTTCTCAATGATCAACGTGTCTGGTTCAAACTCTTTGTATAGATCTAAAGCTCTGCGTTTGAGTTCAGGAAACTCCATGCGCTCCTTCATTGCGTCCAGAAGGATGATGTTTGGCTTTAAATCACCAGATTTATTGGGGTGTTGGAAGACACCCCATGTTGTGCAAGCTGAATAGTCGGCCCGATTGTTTTTTTCAAAGGCGGTATCCCAAGATTGGATGATGTATTCACACGAAGGAGGACGTTTCTCCTCCCAAATCTGCCAATGTTCTCTCTTTACAATCGCACCTTCTTCAGATGTGGGGTTCTGTTGGTACTGAGCCTCCCATTTAGAGACTGGAAGCTCTGATTTCAGGGCTTCTAGAGCCTCTTTTGACCAGAATCCGGGCCATAAAGGGTTCCCATTGGGCATAATTGCCGGAAAATCAATGATTTCCCACTGATCTACGCCGTCTTTGCCCGAATTCTTGAGGATTTGACCTGTCAAATCCCTCTTAGACCACCTAGTCATCACAATAATGATGGATCCACCCGGCTGGAGACGCTGTCTAGGCCCAGATGTGTACCATTCATACACATTATCAAACACTGCGGGGTTGCCTTGCTTGGCTTCTTGCTCTGAATGGGGGTCGTCAATGATTAAGAGATCAGCGCCTTTACCTGTAACAGCGCCGCCAACACCGATAGCAAAGTAATCACCACCCACGTTAGTGTTCCAGCGACCAGCGGCCTTTGAATCGCTCGACAGCTTTGTAGAAAACACCTTCTGATAATGTTCTGAAGAGACAAGATTCCTAACCTTCCTTCCAAAGCCGGTGGCAAGCTCTGCGGTGTGAGCAGTCTGAATAATCTTCTTCTCAGGATACTTTCCTAGAAACCACGCAGGTAAAAGAAAAGAAGCAAACTCAGACTTGGTATGCCTAGGAGGCATATTAACAATAAGACGCTTAAGCTCTCCCCTAGCTACACGCTCAAAAGCATCTGCCATCACTTTGTGATGCGCTCCAGAGATAAAGATAGGCCACATCTGGGTAACGAAATAAAGAAAGGACTCCTTACTCCGTTCAACCTTGTCCATCTCTAGTAGAGCTTGGATCTTTGCACGGTTCTCCTTAGATGCCCCCGGAACCATTGCCATGTAGTTCTGTATCTCTGTGTGGGTAAGGAGACTCATAGGCGTACCACTTCACGTACGCTTGTATCGACCAGCTTAATAGAACAAAACTTATAAGGACGGACGGTCAGGTGACCGTCTTCCTTTAAACGATGGACAATCCTGTGGACATTTGACTTAGAACTCAATCCTATTCCTTTGGCAATAACTTCATAAGACGGAGGAACTCCGTGTAACCTAATGTAGGCACGTATGAACTCCAAAACTAATTGGCGATGCTTGGTCATGCCAAATAACTTTTAAGCTCCGTCAATCCACCTACATGGACATCATCAATAAAAACCTGAGGCACTTCCTCAGAATGGTTGTACTTAAGCCACAACCTAGCATCATTGTCCTGCGTGATGTCATATTCCAAGAACTTAGGGTCTAACGACCCAATCAAGTTCTTGACGTTTAAACAATCTTCACAACCGGGTTTCGTGTAAACAGTGATGTCCATGATGATCTCCTTTATATAAGTCCTAGGGATTCCACCAAGGCCCACCTCTCTTTAACGTCTGCGTGTCCAAGACAATGTGAGTTTAAACGCATATGCGAACGTTCGCAAGGGGTAAATTAAAAATATATATAGGGGTGGGGGTGGACGATTTGGAAATGAAGGGGGGGGTGTTTCCTATGTGGAACGTAATCGTTTGTGTGGATTCGAGCGTAATAGGCGGAAGGGTGTCGCATCGTGCCAAGTGGGGGTCGGGGGGCGGTGGGGGACGGCTAACCTACGTTTACACGCACCTCATGCACCTAGGCATCTGGCTCTGGAGTGCTGTTTAAACGGGTCATGCTCTTAGCCTCTACGTCTAGCACATTGGCTTTGCCTTGCTCCATCAGCTTCATATGTCCTGACAGTTCCCGCTTCAATTGCTCTGCGCTTACCACTGCTTTGTCGATTACCTCTGACGGTGCGAACAGGCCACAGGCCTTGCCCATTAGTTCTAAGGCTCTGATACGTGACTGCTCTGACTGAGCGTCCTTGCTTAGTGCTAACAACCCCTTCAACACATACCTCTTACTTGCGGCAACGTCTTCTGATAGGTGTTCTATGGTTTCCCCCCATGCCTCTTTAAGAGCCTGTTGAACCCTCGGGTCTTTCATGAGTTTATTGGCACTTGCCGATATAGAGGCATCTGATCCTGTGTAATTCTTAAAGGCCTCTCTGTATGTTGACCTTAGGCTTTGCCCTCTGATAACCCCGATTGTGAAGAGTTGCTGATTCTCTGTTAAGGCATTGCTTCTCTTATGTTCACTTGCCACTGGTAATCCATCTACTCTCTTCCTTGGTTTAGGTGCATTCTTTACTAGGGCATCCGCTGTCCGTTCCGCTTCGCTCATGTTGTCTGCGTTTAAACCATCCCATTGATCACCCGCCTCGGCTATTGCCGCCTGATACTCAGCCTTGCTAGTCTTCCCCATGATCGATCCCTCCATTTTGTGACTGATCCGTCTACATTATAGACACCTAGTCCATTTCATGCACTGTTCGTATTATATGTTACTAACAGGTTATCCAAGCCTGTGGATAAGTACAAAAGTTATCCACAGGTTATTCATTTTGGTGCAGTTAGGGTTTACCCACGTTATCCACAGCAGTCGGAAAGTTATCCACATTTTTTGTGAACAAAACAGGGGTAGTTATCCACAAAATAAGGGTTTACCCTTTGGCCTCTAGAATCGATTTTAAGGGGTCTAGGAGCGTCCGTTTTGCAAAGTGGCTACCCTACCCTACCCCAACCCGTTTTGAACGATCCTGAGGCGTTCTGAGAGGTTTTTAATACTTTTTGACCGAGTATTACTTTGGCCTCAAAGTGAGTACTTGTGATTACACAGGGTTTGTCCCTATGAAAATACTTGTAGTCTCTTGTCAACCAATACAGTTACACTAGCGTTGAACCACTTGTAAGCACTAGTGTTTACACGCAAGTTGACCGCTTTGATCCACTGACCCGTGATGGGAAAATTACAGTGAGTAGTGCGACTAATAACTTTTCACCATCATTAGTGATCGTACTAATGGTGACTAAAGAGTTTAGTCTGTAGCCCTGTGGGCTACGGAGTGCGCTCTTTGCACTACAACCTAAGGAACAAAAATGTTACAAGCTTTCTACCCTTCAAAAAAGGCTCTCAAAGAATCAATCGGCAAGCCATTACGTTACACCGAGACTTCATTTTTCGGTCTTGAATTTAAAGAAAACGGTTCATTTTGCGTGGCAGACGGTAGCCCATCACGCAAGTGGTTTGCTCAGGTCACCATGAAAGATGGCGTGATTGCCAAGGTTTCTTAAGCTATCAGCGGTATGCCCCTAGGGCATATCAGTGCTAGTTCGCACTTCTACTGGAGACACTATGAAAATTTATCAGTTCTACGTTTTCAAGACCTTGGTCTGCATGATTGGGTTCTTGATCAGCGCTTTGGCCTTAGGCAGTGAGTCACTGCTGTTCTTTTGGGTAGCAATTGCATCCTTGGTTGCCTCCCTTGTTTTTTACTTTTTGGGAGAATAAACATGTATACAGCGCAGATTGACCGCCACGGCAACATCATTGTTTGCCGAGGTGAAGTAGAACGCTCAGGCTATCAGATCTTTTGTTGGGGCACGTATAACGATTGCCTTAACCGCAAGGTCAACCGCCCCTCTGAGCAACCCGCCCGTTGGCATACACGTTCCAACGGCCAACCCCTCGACACCGAGGATTGAACTGTCAGCGTGATGCACCTTGCAAGGGTGCATTGCAGTGCTAGTTCGCACTACCTTAGAAAGGACATCATGAGAGCAAAAATACTTGTGACTTGGCGGGACAACCGCAAGCATTTTGGGTTTAAGTTGCCGACTGTACGCAACGATTTTTGCGAGGTGACTCGCACCATCACCCTAGAGTCTGACCCCTCGGGTGTTTATGAGGACGGCCAATGGGGCTACATCACGGCCAACGGCAACAAGGTAAGGGTGTATCACTCTGATTTTGATGTCAAGCCCGAGGATGCCACTTGGCAAATTTGGAATTGAGTTTTGACTGTGATGCCCCCTTGCACGGGGGTATTGCAGTAGGAATTTTCCTAGAAAAT